GCTGATACGACAAATAATGTAATGAAGATAAGGAACTCTGCAAATAATGCATTTATAGAACTGTTTCAACTTGATGGCACGTTTACACTTGAAGATGGCTCTGCAAGTACTCCTGCATTGGCTTTTAGAGACGATTTAAATACTGGTATTTTTAGTTCTGGTGCTGATACTTTTAACGTGGCGACTGGTGGTGCTGAAAGAATGGCATTAGGGGCTGCAACAGTATTTAATGAAGGCGGAGCAAATGTAGATTTTAGAATTGAAGGCGACACAGACCCAAATTTATTTTATTTAGATGCAGGCAATGATCGGGTTGGTATATCCACATCATCTCCACAATCACTTTTAGAAGTAGATACTAATGATGCGACTTTTGCTCTTAAACTTACCTGCAACGAAAATGTAAGTGGTTCATATAATGGTTTATCTATTGCGGGAAATGACGAAAACTCAGGTTCTTACCCTTTAGTTGTTGTAAGTAATTCAACTACTCACGAAACAGGGGGACACCCTATTCTTTGTTGTAACCAAAGAAGAGTTGGTATATCCACATTATCACCAACTGAAACTTTACATTTGGGAGCTAGTGGAACAGATCAAGTAAGATCAATTAAAATTGATGGAACTAATGGTAGTAGTGAACTTCAAGGTGTAATTTTAGAAAGTGACGGAGCCAATGCAAGATTTAATATAAAAATGGGTATTGGTGGAGGAACACCAAGTACAAAATTTACTGTTTTACCAGCAGGAGGTATAACCTTTAACGGAGACACAGCCGAAGCAAATGCGTTGCAAGACTATGAAGAAGGAACATTCACAATGCACTTTAATGTAGAGGGAGAAAGTAATTTAGGTGGGGTGGGTCGCGTTGGAGAATATGTAAAAATTGGAAGAATAGTTCATATTATTGGCGGTATTACTTGTGGAAGTGTTTCAGGTGCAACTACAAGTAAAGCAATAGATTTTACAAATTTACCTTTTGCGATGGTAAACACAGGCATTGGGTCAACTGGTCATCCTTTTCCTGTTAATTTTCTTGATTTAGATAGTACTGGTTTAGATGAAATGGTTGGTAGTCAACCTTATGTCTTTGGGGGAAGATTAAATAATAATTCTACTGGCGGAAGAATAGTTGCCTATAAAGCGGATGGAGACCAAAACCCACAAAACGCGTCTAAGGCTTTAAAAACTAACAGTCAAATTTATTGTATGTTTACGTATGTAACTGCTGCTTAGACCGTTAGCAAGTCTTTAAACTAAGCCTAAACCTGTTTTAATCGGAGATTGATCCTAATGGCATTGACCAAAGAAGTTATTTATGACAAAACTGAAATTGTCACTGAATATAAAATAGTTCAAGTACGAAAAAAAATCGTAATTAAAGAAGATGATGTGCAAATTTCAGAAAATTATGAAAGGTATTCTTTAGATTGTGGAAAATTAGATGCTTCAAATAATTTAGTTGATAACCCTTTAGACAAAGAACCTGACGGCGTTACAGCTATTCCAGATGAAATAAAATCTTTATGTAATCTTCTCTGGACAGACACAATAAAAGCTAATTGGAAAACTAAACTTATAGGAGACGACACAGAGTAATTATGACAAAATCACAAAGACGTATCGACCAATTAAAACTTGAAATGCAAGTTGCGGTTGATGAACATAACAAAATTCAAGAAAAAATCAAAAAACTTGTTCTAGCGCGTGATGCTTTAAAAATGAAAGCATTTAGTTGCGAAGAGAGAATAAAAGAATTACAAGGACTTGAAGAAGTAGAAACTACAAAAACAGAAATAATTAATTAACTTTATCTTGCATCTGCCTTGTCATGACCCCAAGGGTCAGATATAACGGCGCTAATGCACATAATCCGCAAAAGGTTATAATTGTTACAGGTACTAATGCACGTGCAAAAGCTGATCTCATGGCAAAAATTTCACAGATATTATCTATTTTAAGTTTTATTATCAGCGCGTCAATGTTGGGCGCGGGCGTATATGGTTACAGGATGGTAACGAGTGATGATTTTAAACAAAAAATGATAAATGAAGTAATCAGTAATATTAAACTTCCAGAAGTTCCAAAACTTCCAAATAAAACAGGAGGAGTTGCTTCCCCTTTTAATATCTAAATAGTTGACAAACTTATTTAATTATATTATAATTGATATGTAACAAACCAAGTAAACCAAAATGGCTAAAACAAGAAAACTAACTTTCACTTTTGAAGATGGAACAACTAGAACAGCTAGAACAGCTAGAAACTACACTCACGCAGTTCGCACTTTAAGAGAATGTGACAATAAAGTTGCCGTAGAAAAATTATGCGGTAGACCTGATTTAGTTACTCAAGCAATAAGACAATGTGAAAAAGAAGGTTGGACAATAATACAAGTTGCACCACTTACAAATGATCCTTGGGCTGCTTAACAGCCCTTTTTTTTATGGAAATACCAGAAATAAATATTCCAAGTATTGAATTATCAGAACCTTTACAGATAGCCCCGCCGATAGTCGTAGACATACCAATAA